CGCCGGTGTCCTCAACGAGTTCGCGAGCAACCGAAACAATGTAGCCATACTTCCAAGCTGCAAGGTTTACGAAGCTGTTGAAGGTTGGGTCAGACTCGCTGAATGCCGAACCAGCAGCGGTGATGGTTCCAGTCGAGTAACCGGAAACCGAAGGCACCTGAATGATCTCACCCGAAGTGGTGTTGAGAATCTTCGAGGTGGTGAGCATTGGGCCAACGGTGCTTGCCTTCATAACAACCTGGTCATAGAACGAGGTTGGGACTGGGGCACCCGAAGTGGATGGGGTAAGTCCGGCACGCTTCTCAGCACCAAACTCGAACGAACGAATCTCGCCCTTTGCTAGACGACGCAGGGTTGCGTTGTCGTCGCTCGATGCAGGCGATGCAACAGTAAAGCCTTCAGCGGCCTGTGCAGCGCGAGCCTCACGCTCGGCAATGGTCTGATACTCGTCGATGAACGCCTTGCGCTGGTCAATCTCAGCGGTTAGCTTCTCAAAACGCTCAGTTTCCTGTGCGTTCATTTCGCGCTTTTCGGCTTCAGCACCGTCAACAATAGCTTTGGCTTCGTGCCACAGCTTCTGACGTGCCTCAACCTGCGACTTTAGAATGTCTGACATTCTTATTCCTTTACAGGTAGGGGTTAGGTTTGTGCGTCACCGAGCCAACTCAGAATGACTTAGGCCGCGTAAACGCTGAACCTATACATAAAAGTTTAGGGACAACATACATACACGCCTAAGAATGGTGGACTTGCAGGGAATCGAACCCTGGTCTTAGCCGATCCGCTTGCGGTTTTAACGGCTAATCGAAACCATTACCAAGCCCAAAACCCCGACACTTTGGGGGAAAGTGCCGGGGCCAACAAGGGATGAAACAACGTATTGCGTTATGAATCTATCGGGTTTCTAACGGGCCGTCAACCGACACGCCACAAATAGCGTCAGCGATTCGTTCAGCCCACTCAGCCAGTTCACCCGAAGCAGGCCAACCAGTAGTTGCCAGAATGATTGCAAGCACCTCTGTGCGATCCATTAGTTGCGACCCAACAAAGCAAGTTTCGCTTTAGCGTTCGACATTGGGGCAGACTGCACCTGCTCAGTAGGCTGTTCAAGTTTCGCAATCACTTCACGCAACACGTTAGCCTGATCAGCGTCAAGCGACTCAGCAGACTCAAGCTTGCTTAGACCAGCCTCAAGCACCGACGCATCAACCGAACGCATCTGCACCGTAGTGGACTGATATGCAGGAAACGAAACTATTGAAATTTCGTGCAAATTTACTTGATTCAACGAACGTTGCGAACCGTCAGCGTTCCACGAATCGCCACCAGCAGGCACGCGAAAACCAAAAGACATCTTGCCAATGTCACCACGACGAATCAGAGTAGCGGTGTCACGACCCAACTGAGTGTCAGGGAAAGTCGCTGTCGCCAACAGGCCGACACCGTCTTCACGCAGCTGCAAAGTTCCGGCACGAGTCGAACCAAGAACCTGACCTGTGTCGTGATTGAACAACAACTTGATGTCATTGCGTGCTTGTAGTGAACGCTTGAACGCACCAGGTTTGATTTGCTCAATGAAACCAGTCGGGCCAATAGGCTCAGATGGCGAGTCGAACACAGCCGCATACCCAGTAAACGACATACCATTTGAACCAGCATCTTCACGCATCTCAAAATCAATGTCGTGCACACGGGTTTCAATCTGCTTCGCAGCACCACGCTCACCCAAATCAAACTCTTGCACACCCTGCAAACGGCGAGTAATCAAAGCCGCAGCTTTACCCCACTTGCTGTTGTATTGCACACCCTGATTCTCAGCCGAATAAGGATCACCAATAACCTGCGACTGGTCTTTAGGCTCTTGCGGCATCGTCTGATCTTCGGTGTCGTCAGGCTGTTCTTCAATGGTTGCCACATCGGTCTGATAGGCGTTAGCAAACTGGTCGCCAACGGTGGCACGCAACTGCCATTGCCACTTGCCGTGCTTGTCCTGACGGTCAGCCAAAAAGTTCAAAATGCCTTGCTCGTTCAGGCAGTCAGCCATTTCGATAGCACGCACAATGGATTCAATAACGTCGTCGTTAGCCTGGTAAAGATTGCGGGCCATAACGATAGGGTCGCTGCCCGACGGGGCTTCAAACTCAGGCAGGGACTCCATAAACTGCGACAACTGAAACGGTGCATCAAAGTTCAGCTTGCGAATGTTCTCAGCAATCGGATCGATGGCACCATCAGCGTCTTCATAAATCTCACCGAAAAACTCGTGAAACTGGCTGAACATTGGGCCACGCACGTTCCAATGAAAACCGTGTGCAAGAAACTTGAAGTTAACCGTGTCACCCAACAGGTCAGCCAACTGGTTAGCCAAATCAATCTTGGTAGGTTCCGGTGCGGCAGTCGCCAAATCGTTCTGGCGTTTCTCATTCTTAGCCATACGGTTTCCTTTCGGATTATCAGATTTAAGTTTAGCCCTAGCACCCTGAGCAGTTGGCAGATGGGCAGGGTCAACAACAGGCATACCAAGTTCGGCATAGATGGCACGAGCTTCAGGGTCGTTATCAATCGCCATAATGATGTCGTAAACGGCAGCCAACTTTTCGCCTTGCGCCCGTTTAAACTCGTGCGTCTTAGACGGGTCAAGGTCATTCATAAACAGGTCGTCGTAGTCAACGCCGAGATGGTTTAGTTGTGCAACGGTTTCGGCGCGATCCGCTTCCATACGACCCGTCACCAACAAAATCGCTTTTTGCTGTGAATGCACAAACTGCCAAACCGCGTCAATCAGTTTGCCGTTATGAATCAGCGTGTCGTCAATGTCGCAAATAAGTGCTGGCGAGTTCACAGCCCTGACACCACCAAAATACTCACCCAACGGTTTACGACCTTCAGCCATCGACACAGCCACCATATTGTCAATCGCAGCTTGCTTGTTCGACCCGTGACACGCAACCGTTTCAGCCTTGCCGGCAACAACCTTGATGGTTGCCCAACCGTTGCAATCAGGTTGCTTATCCGAAATGTAGTAAGGCATCAGTAAGACTGCACCAACCAACTCACGGTGATAGGCGCACCTGACGACACAGCCCACAACGTTTCACCAGGATTCAAAATAAGTTCTAGCGAATCCAACTTTGGCAACAGCAACCCTGTGCTTGAAGTCACATCCGACGCACCCAACACAAGGTTGTTGGTGTTGTCGTTGTTGTGAACGTGAATGCGCATAGGGTCAACGCTCACACCGTCGATTTGAACCGGCGTGCTATTGACCGTTAGTTGCCCTGTGCGAATCAATAAACCGCACCAGGGTCAGCAGGGTCAATGTTTTGAACCTGTTGCAACTTCGTTGACGGGACTCCCGTGTGCTTGATAGCAGGCAAACCAAGTGCCTTGAGAACATCCTCGGGTGCGAAACCAATCTGAATAAGCTTGTCAGCCATAGAAACACGTTCGTTAGTTTCGGCAAGGTTAGCGGCCTTGACATCAACGTTAGCCAACGGCACCGAGTAAGTGTCGCCACCCTCAACCTTTGGCTGGTCTTCGAGCTTCAAAACGTCATTGATAGACATCCAACCACCCTGACGTGCAATCGAATACGCGCTGAAACGAGATTGAACGTCACCACGCAACAAGCCCTCAACGTTAAACTTCAGATAACCCTTGCCAGCCAACAGGGTCGAATACGCGCCCTCAATCTTTTCGATAACAGGTCGCAAAGTGTTCGTCACAAAGTTGATCATCTGTGCTTCAACCGACGCATAAGACGTAGTGTTTGGCACACCCAACATATGTGGTGGAATCTGGAAAGCTCGAGCTATTTCCTCAACAGCAAACTGACGTGACGCAATAAACTGCGACTGGTCGTTGTTCGCGCTGGTTGGCACAAACTTTGCACCACCCGACAGAATGCCGGTCTTGCCCGAGTTGCGGAAACCACGGTGACGGGCATCAAAGCCCTCAGCCAAAGCCTTAGCCTGTTCACGATTCAACGGGCCAGGAAACTCAATGACACCAGCCATCGTTGAACCCTGACCGAAATAGCGTGCAGCAAACGACTGCAAAGCGTCAGCGACACCGAGCATATCGCCCAACTTGTCCACACGCGAAACACCCTCAAGCTTGCCAGGCATCGGCAAGTCAACAATGTGCAACACGTCGTCGCTAGTTAGCGTGCGGTCTTCGCCCAAATAAGTGAACACTTTACGGCCCGTGACGTGATCACGTTTCACCTGCACCGTGGTCGGATCAAGTGGCACAAGGTTCACAATCTGCGACACATCATTAGGGTCACGGAAAATGCGAACGTAAGCGTTGCCCCACAACATCAACGAAACAATAACCTGCCCGTAATGGGTTTCGCGAGTGTTATCAATGTCAGGCTTGTCAATCCACGTCGGCTTCGGGCGCAACGGCACACGCTCACCGTTGAAACGGTAAAAGCAATCCACAGGCAGGGTTGAAATCGAATCCGAAATCAGTTTGACCGCAGCCCAAACAGCACCAATCTTCAGCGACGAATCAGCTGTGATGTTCGTGCCAGCCTGATTAGCCCAAGCTAAAGAATCGCCAGCACCCCAAATAGACTGAAACGAAATGGCGCGTTCTTCGCCACCCTGAGAACCCAAACGATTCAGCACTATTTACCTCGCTCTAAAGCCAAACCAAAAAGCAAACAACCCACACCGGCAGCGACAACGCCAGCAGGTAGAAAAAACAGGCCAAGCCCGACAGAAATAACAGCCACGCCAACAGCCTGAAAAATCGTTGCAATCAAGATGCCACCAATCAGAAACTAAAAAACTCAGGCAAAAGTTGCTCTGCTGTAAGTTTAGCGTTCGTCGCTCTATCAAAGGCAATGACGAAAGCAATAGCGTTGTCAATCTTGCGTTTCGATCCGTCTTTATCTTTCGTGACTCTCGGGCCACGCGCATCAATCTTCAACACACAGTTGTCTAAGTGTCGTGCCAGGGCAGGGTTGCCATCGTGCACCAACAGTTTCTCAACGA